TAAAATAATGATTGTTTATATGAATGAATCTAGTAAATTGATTGTCATGGAACGACGTGGTTCTTTGCATAATGATGAAGAATATATAAAACAAATCATGGACATAACAGGTAAGGTTAAAAAACAAGGAGATATATTTAAATTTTTACCCTATTTGATGGAAAAGGTGGAGCTTGTGAAAAAAATGAGAAACATAAGCAATGAAGAAAGCAAACTTCTCACCATTCAGCTATGCAAAAAAGTGGTAGAAATGTCTGAAAATGAAAAGGAAATGGAAGAAAAATTAATTCATTTTATTGATGAGAATATTGAAATATTTATTGAAGTCTTGGTAAAGGCATCAAAAAATGAATACGAATTTAATAAGAAATTGACACTATTTCAAAGAATATTTAACTGGATTATGTTTTCAAGATTCATGGCTATTTTCCGAACCGGTGCTGAAATTGCAATGCTTTAATCTAATTAAATAAATACCATTTAAACAAAAAAATGAAAGATGGAGTATAATGAGTGGCGCTCGTGCACTAGCTTCTGCCCGTCGGCGTCGGGCTTCTCCTGACGAATTACGACGAAATACTCCGGCTCCTAGTCCGGTATCAAATCCTCAACCTTCTTCTTCATCTTTGGGAGGAAGCATAGGTTCTTCCTTACCTCCCCAGCCACCATCACAAAAAATGACCCCTGCGACCATGCTACTAAATCACAATAAAATCATTGACAACTTACAACAAGTAGTTGAAAATTTGAATCACAATATGGAAAGTCAAATAGAAGAAACGAAAGCGTTACAGAGTTCGGTTAAAAGCATGCATATGGATGACGGCAATATTGCTTTTTTTAAAAAAAAAGTGTCAAATATGGAAAAAGAAATGTTAGATATCAAAAAGCACATTTTGAAAGTCCAAACATTTGCCATGGAAACAAACTTACAGTGCTTGGAACTCAAGAAAAAGGTGCTTATTGCTTCGGAGTCAACAAATGAAGAACAAATGGAAGCATCGGGTCATATTGCCGAAATATTAACGAATACAGAAACAGAAACAGGTATGGATACGGAAACGAACACAGGTACAGAAATGGAAACAAATGAAATTGTAGTAGAATGAAAATTAAAATTGATTTAGATAGATCTTGTGTAATAACACACAACATATATCATGAAATTTACCATTCAAGATACGACCAAAGCGCAGCAGTATATTGAATTGTTTAAAATCATCAAGCATTTGAATTCATACACCACCATTTGCAGTCAAAATAATAAGTTGTTTATTCAAATCATGGATGAATCTCATGTATGTTTGTTTAATGCTAGCCTTGAGGATTCTTGGTTTGAGACCTATGAAAGTGACGGCGAAACGTTTTCCTTCATGTCTACTATTATGGTAAAAATTCTACAATTGTATGTGGCAAATGCCACCATTTCTTTTCAAACAAATGATGAAAAACTGGCCATTACTTTTGAATATGAAGACAAAACGGAAAAAATATTTGAACTGAACCTCATTGACATTGATAAAGACTTGTTGGATTCGCAACACATTGAAGGGAGCGTTGAATTTGAAATGTCTACAAAAGTATTTGACAAATATATTTCAGAAATGATGCTGTTTGGGGATAGTGCCGAAATTATTTGCCATCAGGATAATTTGTATTTGAAATCATCAGGAGATCAAGGTAAATATACACTTAAATTGCCTTATACCGTATTAAATGAATTACAAATTGAAGAAGATTTGCAACTAAAAACCCGAATATCTTTGAAATATATATCCTATATAACGAAAAGTCATGGAGTATTTAAAAACATAAAATTCCATATAGAAAAGGATGTACCGCTTTTTCTAGAAATCAAAGAACCGGGATTTGAACTGCACTATTATATTGCTCCCAAAATCAATGATGACGAGCAAGATGAAGACGTAGATTACAGTGAGTTTGAAACCGATGATTATACACATTTGGAAAATAAAGTATTGTGAGTTTGAATGAAAAGAATTTAATATAAGATTTTTATAATTATCCAATGTGGATTGAAGTTATTTTTTGTGTTTTCGTAACTTTATTATATTTTTTGTGCTATGTAGACATGAAAATCAGCAAAAGTGATGACATTTACTACTATGATAAAGTACTCACACGAAAAGACTTGAATCGTGAAACGTTCTTGAAAAGCCCTTTTTATTTTGATGGAACACATCTTAACGATAGTGTAGATAAAACACAACTGGAGAAAAAATACAAAGAGAAAAACGTCTATACGTCATACACAAAACTATACACATCTATTGTATTGCTGGAGCCTCATCTACGTTTTAAACCTGAAACAGAAGTATTTTATGTGGATAAGCATTTACCCATTCACATGAATCAGTCTAGTTTTAATTATTACATTATCAAAGAAGGATCATGCAAAATCACATTTATTCATCCCAAATTCAGAGACAACTTTTATGATGCTTACGAACTTCAACAAACACAGGTCAAAATAGATTATATCAAAAAGCACAATCACTTTAAAACCATTGTGTTTGAAAAAAACAGCATTATTTATGTTCCAAATGATTGGATTCTTTTTATTGAAAACAATGAGACAACAAGAGACAAATCAAAGTCACCAAAGTCATCCAAATCATCAAACCCATGCATTATTGAAATCATAAGATATAGAACACTATGTAATCAAATTATTGGTTGGATTAAAAACAATTTAATAAAACAACATAAAAAAGAGTAATGTATTATCAATCTACTTTATTATTGAAAAATATTCAAGAAAAAGTTCAAAATACTTTTATCAATGAACGAACGCCATTTTATTTCATTAGCACTTCTTTTTTGTTTATTGCAATTGTCTTAAGTTTAATGTCTGCACTATATGGTAAAGAAAATTTTTCTGATTTTTTTCCAACACCTGGTATGTATTATGGGAAAAGAATTCATGACAGTAGTATAGTAGATAAACTTTGTTGGTATTTTTCCCAAATCACTCACCACACGATATGGCTGTTGTTTTTTTATTTCTTTCTTGCGCTTATCAATCGCAAATCAGAACCTTACTTTAAGATGATTGCTCCCCTTGCCATGACTATTAGTGTGTTGTACTTTTATTTCTTGTTTCCGAAACAACGACTTGAACTACATCAATTACCATTTTATAATTTTTTCTCTCATTTTATGATTATATTTCTTGTGTTTGGCGAATTTATGTATATCAAAGACTATACCTTAAAAGAAACAACCCATTGTTTTATATTTATTCTTACTTGTTTATGTGCAATCATTATCAATTATTCGTTGCGCGAAGTATGGTCGTATAATTTAGTAAAGTTGGATCGTTACAAAGGATGGAATATGGTTGGTAAAACCACATTGGTGATGTATTTTTTTAGTTTCATGTTTTACTTTTCAAAAAACAACCGAAATATAAAATGTCAATGCAAGTTATTACGCAAAAGTCGTTTGTTTTTTAGCGGAATTGCTTCCATACTATGGTTTCTTCTGTTCACTCACAAAAATCCTTAATTATATCTATAAATGAATATAAATATAATTATTTAGTTTTGATCAATGGATATAGAAGAAGTAAACAGTTTTGATGAAATGAAATTAAATGATTCATTGTTGCGTGGAATATACGCATATGGATTTGAAACACCATCCGCAATACAGAAGAAAGCAATTGTTCCGTTGATAGAAAAAAAAGATTTAATTGCTCAGGCACAAAGTGGCACTGGAAAAACAGGGACTTTTGCAATTGGTATATTACAAAACATAGATATGAGTGAAAAAAAGTGTCAAGCTATTATTTTGTCTCCTACACGAGAATTAAGCGTCCAAACCAATAAAGTCGTTGCGTCCTTAGGAAGTTATACAAAGATCACATCTTATGCGTGTATTGGTGGTACAAATATAAGACATTGTATTCAGTCTTTGAAGAAAGGCAAACAAATTGTAGTTGGAACTCCAGGGCGCATTTATGACATGATTGATCGCGGAGTTCTCACATTTGATACATTAAAAACGATGATAATTGATGAAGCCGACGACATGTTGAATCGAGGATTTTTAGATCAAATTAAAGCACTATTTCGTTATGTGGAACCAAGTGTGCAAGTGTGTTTATTTAGCGCCACACTTCCATCGGATATATTGGAAACAACTAAAAAATTTATGAATGATCCATTGCATATACTTGTAAAACAAGAAGAATTAACACTGGAAGGTATTAAGCAGTATTATGTACCATTGCAATTAGAAAGATATAAATATGATGTATTGTGTGATTTATACGAAAGTTTAAGTATTAATCAAGCCATTATTTATTGCAACACGCGTCAAAAAGTGGAATGGCTCAGTAATTGTTTGAAAAATCAAGATCATGGTGTTTCTTGTATCCATGGTGACATGTTATTTCAAGAACGGAAAGCCATTATGCAAGAATTTATTTCCGGACAAACACGTTTATTGATTTCAACCGATTTGTTAGCTCGCGGTATTGATATACAGCAAATTTCATTGGTTATCAATTATGAGTTGCCTACAAATCGTGAAAATTATATTCACCGCATTGGGCGTTCGGGTCGGTTTGGAAGAAAAGGAGTGGCCATAAACTTTATTCTGCCACAAGAAGTAGAAAAGGCCCGCCATTTGGAATCATTTTATCAAACGGAAATGCAAGAGCTGCCGAATGATTTAAAGCATCTATAAACACGTCACTTTTCAGATAATTGAGTTAGAAGCAAAAAATATTTAAATACAAATCAATATATCTACACATAAATATGAAAACTACCATCTTTCTCTGTGCAATGACGATGTTCTCATGCGTACAAGCATTTCAATCTACACCAGGTGCCAACAGGGCTGTAAAGCCCAAAACGGAAACTTTTGAATTTTACGGGGCTATTGAGCCTCTAGGCTTCTTTGATCCACTTCAAGTAACCAAAAACTGTGATGAAAGTACATTAAAGTACATGCGTGAAGCAGAACTCCATCATGGGCGTATAGCCATGACTGCATCTATTTTGCTTCCTCTTTTGGACGTTTTTGTCAAGGATGATATTGCGGTTCGTTTGCTGAGCGATTCCAATGCGATGATCAATGATGTTGCGCTTGCTTCCATGGGATTTTTTGAGCTGGCACGAATGACATCTCTTTACAAGTCACCACGTGAAAGGTTGTTTCGCCTGAAAGACGATGCTCAGCCCGGTCAATTGAATCCGTATCAAACACTAAATATTGAATTGGCAAATAAGGAACTATCTAATGGCCGTTTGGCCATGATTGGTGTTCTTGGATATATGGCCCAAGAATTAGTTACAAACCAAAAAATCTTCTCTTGATATAGTATACATGGAAACTGCAAGCAAAGAGATCCTTTTAGGTTCGTTGGTAGAGTTACTGAATGATGAAGAGTTCAAAAAAGATTTTGTTCATCGCGTGAATGATCATGTTGATATTCCAATTATTAATGAGAAAACCGAAAAAAAAGTGATCAATACATTATACAAATTAATGGTTGAGCAAGTTGAAAAAGCAATTGATAAAATAAAAAAAGAGTAGATATATATAATGAAATCAAACTCGTTGAGAAAATATAGTTTAGAATGTCTCGGGACAATTTTCTTTCTTTATGTGATATTATTGACCGGTCAAGCGTGGGCAATTGGTTTAGCACTGGCATTAATGATTTACATTGTAGGTCCAGTAACTGGGGGTCACTTTAATCCAGCGGTTTCTATTATGATGTACGCCAAAAAACAAATAAGCATGAACGATACTTTGCTTTATATATTAGCTCAAGTGTTGGGTGGGTTAATTGCTTTAGGATTATACAAAATGCTATCATAAACCAATTTAAATATAAGATGACAAAACAAAGTATATGTACAAGGTACTTTGTTACGATAACAAATACGAAAATTATCAATATGTTGAAACCAAAACATTTCAACGTATTGATACTATAAGAGCGAACCCCAAAACACTGAAATTATTTGCAAATGATATATTTGATTATGATGACACAACACAACAAAGCAAATTGGTGCACTCCAACTTCAAATCCAATACAATGATTCCCGGTATATTGGATTTAACGATGACGCACGGAAAACAAAAGAACAAATTTTTATATTTATGTAAACCTGATGACAAACGTATTCCTTTCTTTTTGATACCCTATCAAAGACATCTTGGTTTTGATAAATCTATTCAAAAAATATACATTACATTTCAATATCACAACTGGGATCACGATCGCCCACGCGGTGTAATGACACAGAATTTAGGCAATATAGAAGAGCTGTATTGCTATTATGAATACATATTGTATTGCAAGTCCTTGAATGTATCGATCCAAATGTTTACAAAAGAGACAAAACAGAAACTGAAGAATCGGTCTAATGAAGAAATTATTGATTCTATTTCAGAAAAGTATCAATTGGAAATAAGAGACAAAAAGGATTATTATATCTTTACATTGGATTCAGTACATTCTAATGATTATGACGACGCGTTCAGTTACCATGAAAAAGAACGAAAACTGAGTATCTACATTTCAAATGTGGCACTCATCATGGATTCTTTGGAATTGTGGGATGCATTTAGCAATCGCGTTTCTACCATTTATTTACCCGACAAAAAACGCACCATGTTGCCGAACATATTGATTGACTGTTTATGTAGTTTGAAAGAAAAGAATTATAAACTATGCTACGTATTGGATTTGTTTTTTGACGAACACCGAAATATTGTATCTCATCAATTCAATTGCTGCAAAGCGTATATTGCCAAAAATGTAGGTTATGAAAACATGGACACTTTCCATCATCATGAGATCATTTTAGAGCAAATGAAACTAAATCACGCAAAACAATTGACCACAAAGCTGATGTTACTTTTCAATCATTATGTTGCCAGAGAATTGCGAGACAAAAAGCAAGGTATATTCAAGTCATTGCACCAAGAAGAAATAGAAAACACACAACATATACCCCAGGCTATTTATGAACGTATATGTATCTTGCGAAATAGTGCATCTCAATATTGTTTGTATCATGATGAACTCGTATATCAATCCCAAACTCATCGCAACATTGACGTATATACCCAAGCGTCTTCGCCCATACGTCGCTTGATTGATTTATTGAATAATATTATGATTCATGAGTATTTGATTCAAAAATCGTTGAGTGACAAAAGCAAGCAATTTTATGATCATTGGACGGGAGAGAAACAATTGGATGAAATCAATATTGCTTGTAGAGCCATACGAAAAATACAATCCAAATGTTATATTTATCAAAAATATGAAGAAAATCGTGCAAATCATCATGACATAAAATATAAAGGCTACGTATTTGACAAAGTATACAAACCGGGTGATGGCAAGTATCAATATATGGTATATATTCAAAGTTTGAATTTGACCACTTATATTACACTACTGGAAGATGTGGAAAATTATAGTTGTCACACGTTTTCTCTCTACGTGTTTTTAAGTGAAGAAAATGACAAGAAAAAGATAAAATTACAGCTTTGTTATGAAAACAAAGATTTAATATAAGGGTCATTGTCAATAATACCTCTATTCAAGTACATAAATAAGAGACAAAATTGATACTTTCGTGATTCAATATCAGACAAAGAAGCAATGCTTTGCAATTCACGTTCTACAAATTGATTGTATTTGCGATGCGAATCGTGATAAATATATGATGAATTTTTAAATACTTGTTTGGCGTATCGGTTGCGCATGAACAAAATGTTTTTGCTACAGGCTACGTCCACATTCAATTCTTGAAGAAGTCTATGGGACTGAAACTGTTTTGGAATAATGTGATGATTGTCCACCAGTTGGTGGTGATTATATATATTGTTTTTAAATTGACGTCTATATTTACTATTATAACGAAACAGATCTTCTTCTTTTTGATATTCAAATAAGGAATAATTAGGTATAATTTGAATCATTCTGCCACTATGTTGCATTTCATAGTGGTATATACATTTGGGTATTTGAAATAAAAAACAACAAAATGAATATCGCATGTTTTCTACTAAAGAAGGAGATTTATAAATACAAAACATCCAAATTATCTTGCAAGTATGTTTTCAAGGTACTTGTTCTATTGTGAGCCCATTTCATGCTATTATTACATATGGTTAACCATCTTTTTCCGGGGTATACTGTGGAATTCGCGAGACAAATCATTAAAAAAGGGAGTAATTGAATGATTTTCATATATGTGTAAATGTATTTTTATTTCTTTAAACTGTTATGTGAGATGAAACAAGTTGGCGAAAATGATTTTTTCTTTCAATGGTTTCTGGTTTGTCGCCTTCATCTTCAAAATTTAGTATAAATCGGATCATGACCTCATGTGCTTTGCAATAAAGATCTAATTTTGTTTTGTCTGGTTGTTGTGATAGTGCGTGTACATTTTGCACGATTTTTTGCATGTGCATAATAGTACTTATAATTTCGTCATCCACGGCGTCACAAGTGTTGCAATTATTACAGTTGTTGCAGGTCATCATGGTATTTGTTTGTGGTGACATGTATGGAGCATTTGCAATTCAATTTTTTTTAGTTTTGGTGCGAGTTTTTTATTGTGTTAAGTATAAATGAACAAATACTATGTATATTTATTGGAATCCACAAACCATGCCACATACGTAGGCGCAACGGTTGATTTGGATCACCGATTGCGACAGCATAACGGGGAAATCAAAGGGGGTGCACGAGCAACCTCCATGAAAGTAAAAAAAGGCGAAACGTGGAGGCGGGTTTGTCATGTAGGTGGATTTCCCACATGGTCCGAAGCCCTAAAATTTGAGTGGGCATGGAAATTTTATTCTAGAAAATTAAGTAAAAGCCTTTTTCCATTAGACCGAAGAAAGCAGGCCCTAGACAATATAATGGCCCTAGACAGACCCACTAGTAAAGCAATTGCCTATGTGGAGTGGGAAACGCCGATTCACGTGGTGTGGACATAATTTATCTGATTTTGTCTCTTGTATATAATATGGAACGACGAGCATTGCTGCATCAAGAATTGAAAAATCATTCTTTGTCGTTACTTGATCTTGATTTGCCCGGGTTGTGGGCAGCATCCTTTGTGGAGCGTGGTAGTGACGCTACGTCCACACAACTGAGTTCAACTTGCAATACAATAAGTATTGTGGCGGTATTGTCATGCGGAATGTCCACGGGCATTTTAATTGCAGAGGATCGCTTTTTACCAAGTGCTGTTCCGGGAATTATCGGATTAATGGGATGTCTAATTACAGTGATGATTTGTGTTCTTCATGAAAACACCGTTCGTCAGCTCTATGATGATGAGGCTTTTATTCGTTTTATTGTAAAATACCACAAGTTTTTGCGATTGCCCGTGGTTGTATTTTCCGTATCTGTACACGGGATTGCTACACAAATTGTGCTTTATTCATGGAGCAAAAGCGATTATTTAGGAGGTGTGGCGATGGGGGTTACGGTACTGGGTTGTGGGGGGATACATTTTCTACAACGCAAATATCAACATGTTTTAAGGGATGCTCTAAAAGATGCTGAAACACGCATTAAGGTTTTGTGATTGCGTGATTCTTTATATATACCATTGAAAGTTACAATCGCCAATAATTTGTTGCAAGTATGTATTGATTGCTATTTTATAAAGATCATCTATCTTTTTCTTGTATTTTATAGAATACACTTTATGAAATGAAAACCAATAACAATGTCGCGAACCTTTACCAAAATGAAGCCCGCTATGCCCATAACCATTTGACTTTTTTATTTCAGATATATCTGTAAATTCAACACTGTACTTATCATCTTGTATGTGATTTACTTTTTTACAAATGGCAATTTGTCTCGCATTTTCATTTTGTAAACTTTTAATATAATATTCTTCACCTGGTATTAATTCGTTCACTGGAATTTCTTCCATAATTGATTCAAA